TGCGCCACGATCTTGCAAGGCTTTTGCTGTGCCGGTGGTGGTCATTTGAACGAGGTCTTTGAAATTGCTGTTGATACCTTTTAACTCGCGGTATTCTTCAGCATGGATGCCATTTAGCGTATCGGTAATGCTTTTGATTGATGTCGATGCTTTCTCGCTATCCCCTAAAACGCTGCCTGTTGTTTTCGTTTCGGGTGTTGATAAGTCTGTTACTTTATCGCTAGCTCCCATCGCAACGCCAAGACTTGCCATGACAGCCATCATCGCAGCCACACCAGCGAATCCCGCCCAACCACTTTGGCTAAACATTTTTGCTGCACCAGCGGCAACGTCAACCACCATTTTCTTTGCTGACATCGCCATTTCAATAACCGCAAGCCCCATTTCAATGCCGTGAAAGGCTTTTCGTGCTGCCGATTTTTCTGAGAACATTTTTGATGTTGCGCCTGCGATTGATCTCGCTCCGCTTATTTCCGCTAATGTAGTGGCTTGTTCGTACTTTAATCGTTCTTCTGCAAATTGCTTTGTATAGCCTGCTTTTTGTTCTTCAGTATTCCCTTGACGCTTCATATTCTCGTCATACGTTTTTTGAATCTCTGAAAATGTGGCTGCATTTTTCTGCATGACAGAGCCAAAATCGGTGAATGCAGCCGCCACAGAACTTATGCCACCGAGCAGTCCATCAAACGCCATTTTCCCACTACCGCCCAACTCATAATTTGCGGTAGTCGTTTTTTTGATTTGTTCCTCGTATTTTTTCGCCGCTTCCGTCGCTAAATCGGCTTGCGTTTTAGCGTCTTTGTTTTGCCCTGACTCTTTTAAGTAAGCAACGCCTATTTCGTCTTGTTTATTTGCATAATCAGTTGACGACATAAATGCGTGTTGGCTGCGCAACTCCTCCGTCGATTTTTCAAATTTACCGCGTGGCGTTTGCTCGAAGGCTTGTTGACGGGCTTTTTCGGCAGCCGTCATCTTATCGATACCAACAGTTGCTTTTTCGTACTTTGCCGCTGCTTCAACGGTTAAATCAGTGTATGTTTGTTGATCAATACCGCCTTTCTTTAGCGCGTTACTGAGTTCGTCCATTTTTGCGCGGTATTCACCAATGGGTGTGCTTTCAATAAGTCTTTTATAGCCTTCTTGTTCTTTTTGTACAGCTCGTTGAGCATCGGATAATCCGGCATGTGCAGCACTAGATTTCTTTAAACTATCCGTATTGGCATCAATTGATTTTGAGTGATTTTTAATAGCTTGATCATGTTTTTCAATAACTGGCGTATCCGCTTTGACTGGATTATTGGCATAGTAAATTTGTTCAGCTTGGCGCTGCTCAAGAATTTTTAATTGAGCCTGATTTTCTTCACCGGTTCGACCACCGCTCACAACGTTTTTTAATTTTTCTTTGATACTGTTCATCTTTTCGCGTTGTTGAGCTATTTTTAGACTAGCTTCTTCAACGCTATTTGATTTCTTCATCAATTCTATATTTTTTTGTTGTTCTTCGTTGCGTTGAGCTAATCCCGCACCAATTCCAGCACCTAACATTGACGCGCCCATTACAAAAGGATTTGCGCGTGATGTTGCATTAAATACAGCCATAGCCGCATTTGCCGCCCAAATTGCGCCTGTGACTGCGGCAATTCCACCTGCAGCTCCACCAATTAAATGCAATTCACCGGCAATATTTTTTAATTTCTCATATTGCTCGTCAGTTAATTTATTTGATCGTGCAAACTCATCACCCATGTTTTCATAGATAGCAATAACACCCGTTACTGATTGTAATAAATCAGTTAATTCAGCTTTTAACCCACCTGTTGCTTTTCCTGTTTCATCGATTTTTGCATTTGCATCACCAAATTGTAGGGCTGCTTCGCTAAGTGAGCCTTTAAGCGCATCCCATGCTTTAGATAAGCCTTGATTTAATATGTCGGATTGCCTTTGTGCTGCACCGTTTAATTTTATATAGGCGGCTTCATTGTCTTTGATTTTGCTGATGTGCTCAGATAATCCAATAGCCGCTGTTGAGGCAGTTTCTCCAAATAACTTTGTCATATCAGTTGCACCGATATGCGCATCTTTTAAATTTTGCAGAACTTTTGTATAGCCAAGCGTTTCGACGTTTAAGTCCTTATAGGACATCTTGTGATGGTCAAGCCCCGTGGTGTAACGTGCAAGAACTTCGGTATTTTGTTTTGTATCATTAACAAGCGCACCAAAAAGCGATTTTAACGCGTCACCAATACTGCCCGCTGCCATGCCGCTTTCTTTTAATATTCCCAGTGATGAAGCCGTTGCTTCAAGACTGACCCCATAGGTATGCGCTACAACGGCTGTTTCACCAAAAGCGTGACCGAGTTGTTCAACGTTGATGGTGTAATCGGATGCCGTTTGTACTAATACGTCATTGATATGACCCAAATCTTTAAGCTCTAGCCCCATGCCGTGCATAGCAGCAACGGATATTTCTGCCGCTTTAGATAATTCAAGCGCCCCCGCAGAAGCAAGCTGCAGAATTTTAGGTGTTGCTGTTAGGATTTCATTTGTTTTTAATCCAGCGGACGCTAAAACGCCTTGTGCCTCAGCAGCCTCTTGTGCTGAAAAAGCGGTCGTCGCCCCTAACGAACGCGCTTGCTTTTCCAATTGCGCCATTTCTTGTGAATTTGCCATTGTTAAGGCTTTTAGGCTTAACATTTTGGTTTCAAATGTGGCCATTTCGTTGATTGCTGCACCAAAACTAATGCCCGATATAGCTGCATTCAACATGCCAAATGAACCAGATAAACCCCTTACTCTATTTTCAAGACCTGCTGTATTAGTGGATGCTTGATTGATAGTTGTATTGTAGTGATTGATATGGTTCGTGGTGTTATTGACTTGTGAACCAAGATTTCTGACATGATTAGTCGTTTGATTTAGGTTTTGAATAGCACCCGACGCCTCTGCGCCAATTCTAATAGTAAGAGAGGGTGAACTTGACATGAGTGCTAATCCTTATTTATCTTTTTTTCGTTTGTCATTGATGGCTTGCAGAAAACCACGCTCTATTGCACTGACTTCATGCAGGATATCAAGCCGGTTTTTTTTCTTTGCGTATAGCGAAATGACAGCAATGACACCGCTATAATTCAAACCCGTTATGCCATCCATGCTGTAATTCCACTGCGTTTGACAAGAGATGAAAATTTCTAATGCCAGCTGATTGTCATAAAAAATGACGTAATCGGTATTTTCATCATCTTCAATTGGGTCATCAATAATGATTCCCCATGCGTCTGCGCTTTCTTGTAGTGACTGCTTTTCAGCCGAGCTATCACCAATACCAAGATGATAGCCAGCGCCCGTTAGTTTTTTAGTTTTGCTTGCTTATACGCTTTTGGAGAGAGCGTGCCAGATTGCACATTCCAAAACTCAATCATGATGGGATAGCGAATCCATAGCGTACTGATTAACGCTTCACGAACCTCATCGCTATACAGCAATTCTTTACCTGCTTCATCTTTTAGCCCTTCGATGCTAACAATAGAATCAAAGATTTTTGATACCAACGCATCTTGGTCATAAGCCTCATTCTCTTTTTGACCCAAGGCTTCAATTTCTTTTACCTCATCAATGGGTAAAATCTTGAATTCAACATCAGCGGTATGTCGTGTAAATTTGTCTAAATCACCCGCTTCATCAAAATTGATTCGTACTTTTCGCGTTTCTTTTTTACCGATAACTAATGCCATTTTTTGAATCCTAATTTTTAGGTTAAAGTAATTGTTAATTCATCATTGCCTGTCGTGCTTGGAATGAGTGAATAACTCATATCAAGCATATCGACGCCTTCGTTCGTAGCATATTTTGGTGCTTCAATAGCCATGCCCACCGAATGCGTTGAAAATGTCACTATATTTCCAGCAGTTTGACCGTGTTTAATTGAGAATGTGCCAAGTGATGATGTTTGCGCAAGATTAAAAAAGTCTTTTGTTGCAAGCGTTGGCGCTTCAATTTTTAGCGTCCCCTTTGGCGCTCTATCAGAAATGATAACTGTTTCACTACCGACTAAAATTCGCTGTTTCACATCGTTTGCTACATCGATAGTGAATGATTCAAGCGTTGGCGTGAACCCGTAAATAGTCACTGGGGTGGTGTTTGTGGTTGATACTGCAACAGGAATGGCTGCAACGTAAGCGAGTCCCGTTGTGCTTAACGCGCTATCTGTAATCGTTCCGAGTAATCCAGTGAAGTTAAATTTAATTTTCGGTAAGGTTTTTACCGTTAAATCCACACTAAAAGACCCTCTAGCACCAA